GGATTCATACCACTTGTCGTATTTACTGTCAAGTGTGATACTGAAGTATCGGCTGCAGGAGTTCCACCACCAACCCATCCAGTTGTAGAACCCACTGTCAAATGTGTAGCATCGACAACACCACCTACTGCAATTGTCGTTGTGTTTGCTCCTTGTACGATAGTATCACCTGCTGTCATCCCTGCCGTACTATTAACTACTAAATGAATAGCGTCTGTAACTGTTGTAACTGTGAAGGGAAGCCCGACCGTTATAATATTGAAATATGTTAGTACATCAAAATTAATATAACTACCTGCGTCTATACTTCCAGCAAATAAGCTATTGGGATTCTCTATAAAATTATAGTCAACACCAGGAACAAATGTATACGGAACACCATTAACAACTCCTGTTACAAGACCAACAGATAAAGCAGGTTGATTTAATAAAATATATTGCTGACGTCCAGTTGTGGAATAATTAAACTGTTCATTTAATATCGTTACTGGAATTTGTCCTCGAATATAAACATTTACACTTCCACCGTATTGATTTCGTGCAGGAGGATTAGGATCATTGGGACCTACAATAAGTGCTTGAATAACATTCGGGTTAGTCTCCATAAGACTGATAATTCCATTAGGAGTACCAACGTTATTACCTTCTAACTTAATTTGAATACGACCAGCAAATAAAATATTACTCTCGATATTTGTTCCACCACTGGTTATAGTCGGATTTGTAACAGCATCAATCCCAAGTCCTGGACCTGTTAAAGAGGTAATTGTGTTTACGCCAACATTTCCAATCGTCCCAATCGTTTGGCTAATGATACCTACGTTTTGTTCATAAAATCCAGAAACTGGATTATAATAAGAAGGAGCGAGAGATGGTGTAAAGGTAATTGTTGCCGTTGTAGAAAAAGAGACAGCTGGGGCAGCTGAAGTAGATAAGGTTGATACTGTTGTTCCAGAAGGAACTGTAATAATAGGACTAGAGGTTGTGTAATTACGAATTCTTAATGTAAGAATACCATTAGCTTGCGTACCAGGATTTCTTGTCATACCATAGTTATTACCAATGGCATCTAGATCGGCTGGCAGGATGGTAGCTGCATTTGTTACAAAGGCTGTAAGATTTTGAGCATATTGAATGGATGAGTAAACGCTTGGATCGGTACCATCTTGCGCTGATAACTGATTAGCAACAGTTGAGATAACAACATCATTAACCACACTTCCGGTTTGTGTAGCGATATCAGGACGCGAGCCCTGAAGGAATGTAATCATTGACTGGACAATTTGACTAAATGTGGGTAGAGCCATAATAAATCCTTATACGATGTTTGAGATATTTATACCAGTCGTAATTTCTTGCCCGCTGGCTGCAATAACTGTTAAAAGGGAACTGATATTTGTACCATTCGTAAGCTGAGTCTTGAGGGAATAAAGAGTCTGAACAATCTCTGCTGGATTCGTTCTATTTTGAGTAAGTAAATATAAAATCTGAAGGGCTTGAGTAATCTGTTGCTGAATATCTCCACTAATAATATTTGGATTAATCTTCCCACCAATAAGAGATTGCATTATAGTACCGTAAAGAGGAAAAGAAGCATTCGTACCTTGTTCTGTAAGCAAGATCTTCTGAACATCTTGAATGGTTTCAGTTAAACCAGATACTAATGTAAAATCATTATTAGTCCCAATCTGTAGATCGTTTGTTTGTTCACCGAAATATTCTGGTGGATTACCTTGCTGAGGAGGAAATTGTGGTTGTCCAGGAATATTCAGGGTCGTCAATTGGAGGTCGCTCATATATTTTCCTTATGGACAAATTGAATTTAACAGATTCTGAAACGCTTGAGCAGTATTTACAAAATTCTGCAAGCTCTTCACCTGGGCACTTATCGCATTAGCAACATAAGCTCGCCTATTATAAGAGTAGATAAGATTCTGAAAACCCGCTAATGCTTTAAGTGTAGCACCTGATTGCGCCTGAGCAAGAAATTGACTAATCGTTGGACATGTCGCATAAGCTTGCATAGGCCCTAATACAACATTAAGATCGGCTTGGATCTTATTCTGAATAGCAGCAAGTGTGTTTATCTCAAGCATAGCAAATTCATTCAAAATATCAAGACGAGCAATTTGTGAACCCAATATTGCGATCTCAGCGTCAGCGGCTAAGATTTGACTATTTAAAAAGGTTTTAAATGTAGCCTTAAGAACAGGATTGTTACAGAGAATTTGTCTAATGAAATTCACCACACATATACTTAAAGCAACAGGTGTAGATGGAGTAGCCATATTAATTTCCTGCAGTAACTGAAATCGAAGATGTAGATATCTTCGAAGTTAAAGAAGGAGGTGCAATTGGAGATTGAGCTAAAAATGCAACTCCTAACGCTCCTAATTGTGCTTGAGTAATTGGAGCACTACCACCACTAGCAAAAGCAGCAACACTTGTAAAAAAAGCTTGAATTGCTGCAACAAATTGCCAGTAAACTAAATCCGTAGTTGTATTAGAAATAGTTAAATCCCCTAACCTGGCAACTCCTTGACCAATTCCTCCATTGAGAGAAATAGTTGTTCCTTGTAATGCGATATCTCCAATAGAATCCATTTTTAAAGACGCTAAGCTTACACCAGTACCAAAAATTGTATTATTAAGTGATATATTTCCAATCGTATCCATTGTCAACTGAGAAATTGGAATTCCAATGTCAGCACCTGGAGCATAAATCTGAGTAGCGACCTGAAGTCCTTCTGATAAACCAGTTAAAGAATTTGTTGTATAATTAAATGTACTCTGTATATTATCGGTTCCAGAATTAGATTCAAAATAGCCATTATCAGCTGAAAGGACTACCTCATGATCATCTGAAGTACTTTCACCACCAATAATAAGCTTCTCACCCATTGAACCAGATTCAATCTGAGCAACACCATTATTACCAAGGTATAGATGAGCACCAAATCCTGGAATACCTTGGCCTGTTGGTGCGGTAGGACCAGTTGCTTCCATGAAGATCTCACCATCTTGAACAGGATTAGCACCAATAGCAATATCTTGACTAGCATCACCAGTAGATGGGATAAATCCACGATACTGATTATTGGTTGAAAGAAAAGAGAATGGTTCTCTCAATACCATTAAGATATATGAACTAAAAGAATCTAGCTGAAGTACTAGAACAATGCTGCCTAATAAAGGAGCACTCTGATCCTTAAGTGCATTACCAAGTTGCACCCCAACCAATTTCTGACCATTAGGGATTTCCACAACGGAATAAGCTCGTGGAGTTTTTGGATCTTTAGCTAAAATTTGAGCTTGAAAAATTCTATATGAATTCATATTATGAGTTAGGGGCAAACGATTCTTCGATATCAGTTAATACGGGAAGAAGATCGACATTGATATTTACAATCTGATTACCAACAGTATATGTAGGAACTGCATCACGGACATAAGATAAATTAAGTGTCATGGTAGCTGTACCAGCTACTGCCACATGTTTGCTTAGACCTACGATATAACCAAATTTAAATTTTGTCTCATCAATATATGTCTGTCCAACCTGAATTGTGTTATCAAGATCACAGGTAATAGTTCCAGTTTTAAGCTTAGCATTAGATAGAACCATTAAATATTCTGCATAACCAAAAATACCTGTGGTCTTACTATTGTTTGTGCCTGTATTTGATATTGAAGCGGTTGCTGTATTAGGATTAGCTGCTGTTGTCATTTCTAATAAACCATTTTGGATCAATAATTTACCATCACAATATCCAAATTGTTGAAAGACAGAAATAGGAGTTATATTTGGCGAATAACCAGCAAATAATTTTGTAATTAAATTTTCAACAGTCTCATTATAGCTTGTAGACATAACATTCAAAGTTGAACTTCTAACCATCGCTATATCAGCTCGTCCAGCAACTGAAAGTGCCATGTTATTATATTGAGGGGAACGCACGATAAATTGACCACTTGGTTGTTCAAAGACCTCAACAAAAGCTTGACTTCTGATTGTATCTAAAATTTCGTAAGGAGTCTGAAGTTCAGGACTAAAGGATTGAAATACATCAGATAGAAATTGGAAATAAGCAACTAAATTCTGTAGATTCGGTTCAACGAAAACAGGAGAAGTACCTTGATAATACATAACCTGTTCTGCAGTAGCATAATTTTGAATAGCTTCTTGAAATGTCTCAGATGGGACTTGAACACTTAAGAATGATCCTGTATTCAAATTCGTTGAATTTACTGCTAATGCTGTACCAGAAGAATTTGCTGTAGCAAACTGAGCTGCAGATTGCTGTGCAGCAGTTATAAACTCCGCTGAAGCTGGCATCTGTAAAGGTTCAATATAAGCGAAAGGTCTAAGCTTCATAACTGTAGATAATAAATACTGAGGCAAATTGAATAAATTAGCTGGGTATGCATTAGCAACGATCAAAGAAGTAATATTATAAAAACTAGTCCCTAAAACTAACTGATGACTAGTCTTAGCTGTGAAAAGAGATTCAGTTGTAGTTGATCCAGTAAGCCCCAAAGGACTAGCGAAATAGTCCGATTGTTTCTGTGTAGAAAAACTTATGTTCGTAGAATTCAACAAATTGGCTGGGGGTGTAACACCAGTTACTTTTGTATTAGTAGAAGTATCAAAATCTATACGATATACTAAATCAAACAGATCACGAATAATCTGTGGAATTGTACGACCAGCATACACATTCTCAAGAGCAGATACATCTGATGCTCCTAATACTTGTCCTGCTTCATACAAAGAATTTTGAAAAAGAGAAGGCTTCATAGAACGACGAGTAGAACCAAACAATCTGCTCCACCCATTACCATTTATTGTAACTCTATCGACATTATCTGCTACACTTATGATACTCTTCTTCATTACAAAACCGTTAAATTCATTCGAGAATAGGGTTTGGGTTTGACCATTCGGCATCTTAATCTTAGTTAAAAGAACAGATTCATATTGAAGAAAAGGATCTGTTGGATTCTGTAATCCTACTGGAGCAACATCTGAAGTAGTCACATATTGAAAAGTCATCAAAGGATTATTTGCTGGTGATGCTGTAGAAGTAACAAATGTACCATAAATATTTGTTATAGGAGTTG